AAAAGGCTCGGTTCGCCGAACACGGCCCGGTAGGAATGCGCGCGCTGGAACGACAGCCAGCGCAGCGCTTCCTGCACCTTGTCCGCCGCGACGCGCGCGCCCTTGAGCATCCAGGGATCTGGCGCTTCGTCGCTCACGCTGCCGCCGCGATCTGATTGGCCTTGGCCGCGTCGAGCGCGGCACTGGTCAGTTGCGGCACCGCGTCGACCGTTTGCAGCGCCGCGCTTTGATCCGAGCGCGCCTGCCGCTTGGCGGCGACCTGGTCGGGCGTGGCGATCCAGGTCGGTCGCACGCCTAGCACTTCGGCGACGCCGGGCATCGCCGCATCGGCGTCCATGAAATCGAAGATCGACGGGTCGCGGGTCGCACCGGCGATCTGCAAGCCGATCTCGACCCAACGGGTAAAGCCGGCCGCTTCGTCGGCCCGCTTCATCCGGGTCGCGGGATTGTCGTAGATCGCGCGCACCCCGGCGCCCGCCTCGACCATTTCACCCGGCCGTTCGGGCAATTGTCCCGCGCTGGCCAGCAGCTCGAGTTCGCGCGCGATCTGCGGCCCGCGCTTTTCTGTTTCGTCGCGGGCCACGAACGGCGCCACCAGGATGCCGGAGCGCTGCGCCATGTCGAGCACTTGCGTCGCGGTCGCGCGATCGGGCGGATCGAACAGCATCTGGAAGACGTTTTCCAGGAACGCATCCTTGACCGGCTGGCGCTCGGCCTCCTGGAACTGCATCCCCTCGCTGAGGTTGCCGCCATGCGGGATCGCCTGGACCAGCAACCGCCCGAATTCATCGACCAGGCCGGGGTTGAGCCCGCCAGGCTTAGTCGACAGCTTGGTGATATCCCCATCATCATAGAAGGCGAGCGCGGGGTCGACCTGTTTGTGCGCCGATCGCAACATGGTCATCCCCATGCTGTTGAGCGTCTTGATCACGCCCAGCACCTTCATCGCCGGCGAACGGCCGTAGATCGAACCCGGCGACACGACGTTGCGGCTGGTCGGTACCGGCATCGACCGGAACCCGCTGCGCCGAACTTGCTGGCGCGCGTCGATCGCGATGTAGATGCTGTCGAACTTCATCCCGGACAGGCCAGGCATGCCGCGCGACCAATCCTCGCGCGGGCAGATCACGTGCAGGAATTCGAACTGATCGTTCGACTTCTTGCCGTTGTCCGCAGTCACGCATTCCATGATCTTCGCGGGCAGAGCGTCGTCGGGCTGGCTGAACATCTGCATCGCCTGACGCGCGGTCAGCTTGAACTTGCGGTGCAGCCGATCGACGAACCCGAAGGCGTTTTCGTCGATGAACACTTCCGACAGGTGAATGGCGCGGTAGAACAAATGGCTTCCCGGGACTTCCCCAATCCACAACGGCGCGGTGCCATATTTCCCGAGCTGGCGGATATCGGCATGCGCCTGCATTTCGAACGCTGCCGACGGATTGTATCGGCAGGCGAACAGACGATCGTTGACCGCCTCGCACCAGCGCCGCACCGAGGGGAGTTTGTTCAATTCATCGTCGGTCGTGACGATCCCGTGCCAGCGCGAATTGGACGGGATCGTCAGACCCGCAACAGCCGCCGTGAAGCGATCGAGCCCTTCGGGCGCGGTGCTGTCGAAGATATGGCCGTCGCGCTGCCCATAGGGCGTCAGGCCGGTAAACCCTCCCGCCAATTCGGGATCGACCCAAGTGTCGACCTCGCGCCAGATGCTTTCCCACGGCGCCCGCTTCGCCTCCATCGCCTGTTGGCCATCGAGGTGAGCACGGATCTGGTCGTCGGTTAGCATCTGGGGCATGCGCGGCGCTCCGGTTAAAAGACGATCGCGTCCTGGAAGCGGGTTGTGCTGCCCGCCCCAATCGTCACGTTGTCGGGGAGATCGCAATAAGCGACCAGCTTGCCGTCTTCATCGTACAGCCCGAAGCCACTGATCTGGATCGATGCATTCGGGTTGACGTCGATCGGCAAGGTCAGCTTGAGACGGCTGCCGCCGATATCCTGGAATGCGTCGCCCGAGATGGTCACCGGATCGACTGCGGCGATTTCCTGCTTGCCGTCCGACGCGACCAACTCGAAACTCGATCCTGCCAGGATGGCGTCATGGATCGCCTTTTGGCCATCCGGATCAGCCTTTTCCTTGGGCGCGCCGAGCTTGCGCAGCTTGCCGGTGCGGTTGGCCGGCGCAGCCTTTGGTGCCTTGGCGACCTTGTCGGCCGCCGCTTTGGCCGCATCGCGATCCTTTTCGGCATCGGCTAGCACCTGCAGCAGCTTGTCGATCTCGGTTTCGCCGTCATTGGGCAAGGCGCCGCGATCGTTGAGCGCCGTACTGATTTTGCCCTGGATCAGGCCCAGCGCATCCGAGGTACTGTCGACCTTCGCCTGCAATTCAGCTACAGTCGCCTCTCCGGTTGCCAAGGTTTCGCCCGGTTTATTTTCGTTGCTCGCATCCGTGACCGTATCGGCCGCCGGGGTCGTGATTGTGGTATCACCCATGACTAATCCTTCCTTTACTTGCATTTAGCTCCCCAGCGTCGTCTTTCCCGTCGACCCCGCAGCCGCTTCCAACCCACCCCGTCCCGTCAGAATATCTGCCGCTCCGCCGCGCCGCCGGGCGAGCGCATCCGACGCCGAGACCGCCGCGCTGGCATCGTCTCGTGTCGGCGTCGGCAGCGGCGCGGGCAGCGCCGGCGTCGAGGATTTTCCGCTGGGAATGATCCCGAGAAGCTTGAAGGGCGCACCCAAGACGGCACCGACCGTTTTCATCACCTGCCTCCGAACATTGGATAGGAACTGTCCGCCACGACCTGGCGCCGGCGATCGCCCCCGCGGGGATCGGTCGCCGCCATTTCGGCGCCGCGGTCGATCTCGAACGCGAGATATTCCATCGCGTTCATCACGTCGGAATAGCCCTGCAGCTTGAGCGGCTTCGATCCGAAGCGGCCGCCTTCGACCGACCCGGCCGAGATGCGTTGCCAGGCGTAGCGGGTGTTGAACGCCTTGCGCAGGATCACGCACCGCCGGTGCAGGCGGAAGCGTGGGCGGCCGCCGACGCCGCCGCCGAGCCGCTTGCGCATCGCGTTCAGCCGCGGCTCGAGCGCATTGCCTGGCACCCGTGCCTTGCGCACGTGAACGCCAAGGCCCTTCTGGAAATCCTGCCGCCAGCTGCGCTGTTCGATCGCCTGTTCGCCCGCCGCGCCGGCCGGATCGCAGCAGGCCAGGCCGATCGCGTTATTCGGCGCGCGCATCAGCAGGCGGGCCGCGAGCTCGCGCCCGAACGCCTCCCCGCCCATCTGGCTGAGTTCGATCGTGCCGTCTTCATTTTCGAAGATGCGGGCGAGTTCGTCGTGGACGTCGATGCAATCTAGCTCGGGGTTCAGCTGGGCGATCACCGCACCCGGGCAGATGCCCTGGTCGGCGCCGATCAGCACCGGATAGCGCGGATCGATGTCGAACTCGGCGACGTGATATTCGTCGCGGAACTCGGGATAGACTGGCGTTCCATGACGGATCGGACCGAGCCGGTTATCGATGAACCGCCGTTTCTTGTCGGCCGTCAGCAAAGCCGCCTGCTTGACGTAATAGCCGCGCCCGCCCGGCAGGTTCACAAGGTTCTCAGCGCCGTCGTCGAGCCCGCCCGGCTGGCGGAAGAATTCCACGATCGGCTTATCGCCGCCGTCGCCGAACGCCGCGCTCAGCTTTGGATCGATCTCGCTCTCGATACCAAACAACGGGACGAGGTGGTTATCCTCTTCCGGGGCGTTGAAATCGCCGATGATCTGCGAGAAGGCGCAGCCGCCATCGACCGAACCGGGATAGCGGCCAACACGACCGGCACCGATCTGCAGGATCGTCGCCGGCAGCAGATCCCATTCGTTCGGCCACAAGGCGGTGAGTTCCAGCCCGCGCAGCACATCCTCGACGGTGCGATCGCCGATCGCCGTGAAAATCACTTCCATGTCGAGCTGGTGATGGTGCTTTGCGCCCGGCACCTGCAGGTCGATCGTGAAGGCGTGCGTGCGCGGCGCTTCGCCGACCCAGCGGCCCAGGCTTTTAGGCACCCATTGCTGCCAGGACGTGATCGTGGTGCGGTCGAGGTTTGG